TACCTACGTACAGGCTTTATCCGTTACAACACACTTGAGAATAAAATCTTTAAGTTGGTACAGCCTCGTATCGATACCCTGCAGGGTGCATTCAATATGTACTCAATCAGCGCTGAAGGCGTTGAGGCAAACATCGGTACCTTTGCTCAGGGGGACGCAGTCCCAGAGGTTAACGTCAACTACCCAATCGGTGCTAACCAGTACGTAGCCTTTAAGTTTGAGATGTTCCGAGATGAGGATGACTCATCCCTTGGACCATTGTTTACTGGTTACCAGGTTAAGGCGTTACCTGCTATCCCACGTCAGCGCTTAATCCAGTACCCATTGATGTGCTACGACCACGAGATGGATAAGTTCAACAACGAAGTTGGATACGAAGGATCAGCCTATGCCCGTATGTCTCAGCTCGAAGCAGTTGAGAATAATGGTGACACCATCCGCGTACAAGACTTTAGAACTGGTGAGTCCTATATCGGGCTTATCGAAGAGTTGGACTTTATTAACAAAACCCCATCAGATAAGCGATTCTCCGGGTACGGAGGCTTACTCCTAGTAACGATTAGGTCGGTGTAATGCAGGCACAAGACTATGCAGCAATCACTGTTGCAGTATGCACAGTAATCGGTGGCTTCACAGCAGCAGTGCGCTGGCTAGTAAAGCATTACCTAGCAGAACTTAAGCCGAACTCAGGCTCAAGTCTTCGAGACTCTGTCAACAGGCTTGAGGAAAAGGTTGAGATTCTCTACCAAATTCTGATTCAGCGAGGTGGCAAGTGATTCCATTAGCAAAGAAGGCAACGCCTGCAGCTATTGCTGTGTTGCGTCAAGCAACAGCACACTGGCCAAAGCGTAAGAAGGCTAGCGATGGACTCTTACCTAGTAAGGCACACGTTCACCAGAACCCAAACTCAGACCACAACTCAGGATACGCAGTAGACCTAACAGATGATGTCAAGAACGGTGTCAACTGCGCTGTTATCTATTCAGAGTTGCAGAAGGACAAGCGAGTTAAGTACCTTATATTCAAGGGAAAGATTTGGTCTGCCAAGAACGGTGAACAGATTTATACCGGTATCAATAAGCACAACAAACATCTTCATATCTCTATTAAAGAAGGATGTGGCAACGACGCATCCCCTTGGTTTGGCTGGATGGGTGAGCCAAAGACAATCAATAAAGTAAAGGCTGGCCTACCTAAGCCTTTGCCTAAAAAGAAGGAGAACAAATGAACAAGAAGAAATTAGAATATATGGCTTGCACTTATCTTCGAGCTGCAGTCGCATCCGTAATTGCACTCTACCTTGCAGGAGTCACAGATCCAAAGGCTTTACTATCAGCAGGAATTGCTGCTATCGCAGGTCCATTGCTTAAGGCGATTGACCCAAACGCTACAGAGTTTGGTCGTGGGTCTAAGTAACCCATCAGCGCGAGGCAACAGGAGGTCGGTCCCTACGGGGACCGGCCTTCTTTTTTTATGCCCAAAAGAACAAAACCCCTACAGGCCGCGAAGACTGTAGAGGTTGTGTCCAGCACTCAAGCAGGTACTTATGTTTCCCTGCTCAATACTTAAAAAATACCAGAGTTTGAATCATCATTCAAGTGGGTCTTTAGACGGTGGCAGTTAGCACAAAGGGTTTGCAAGTTGGCAGGGTCGTTGTTCCACCTGTCCCCGTCTATGTGGTCTACGTCTAGCTGACTGATATGTACTGGCTTGAAGTCACAGTGTTCACAATAATCTTTCTTATGAACTGTGTAAGGATACTGGTACTTGTTATGGGCTTTCTTGTAGACAGCCTTGCACTTGAAGCGTCCACCGAGGGATACTGATTTGGCATTTCTAAGTTTGACTTTAGTAGGTCCACAGACTGAGCAAACACCCGTCCGTAGGATTTCATCAATCTCCGAAAGTCTGTGCTTCATCACGATCCGGTGGACACGGAACGACTACTAGATTGCCACACGAGAAGCAGGTAGCATCGAGTGCATACCAGACCAGCTCGTAATCCTCAAAGGACGCTGCGACGTTGAAGACCATAGACCCACACGTACACACGTGGAGCGGTCCTAACTGTCTTAAATCGGTCCCAAAAGGCTCAGGAAGGCCATAGAATGGGTCCTTACTGGACCTGAATTTCCGCAGGGTTGGTAGACGGAGCCGCATACTTCGGGCCTCCTGACTGTCGGCCCTCTAAGGGCCGCTACTGTTATTCGCCTACGGCTCATATTGTAGCCAGACACTGCCCAGTATGTGTCTTGCGACACGCCGATGACTGGTACGATATCTCTATGCCTAGAATCTACTCGGTCAAAATCTTCGGTCAGAGATACAAGATTGACTACAAGCACCACGATGAGGATAGTTACGGCCTCACTGATTCTCAAGTAAATCGAATCAGCTTGCGTCACAACTTACCTGAAGACAAGATGATTCACGTGCTGATGCACGAGGTAACGCACGCTGTTATCCACGAGTCGTTGCTTGCTACACGCAAGCGCTTTGATGTAGAAGAAGTCTGCGATCTAGTGGGATACCACATCGTAGATACTTTACAAGACAACCCTGCGTTATTAGAATGGGTGTTCGGCATCAAGAAAACTACAGAGGAGGAAGATAAATGAAAGAGATAATTGCACTTTGCTTAACAAGTTTTCTACTAGGTTTCGTTACAGCTTATGGCTTCGACACCTGGTTAACGTGGAGGGATAACCGCAAGTGGCGATAGAAGATCCGAAGGAACTACTACTGCACGTACTGCACGCACAAGATGCAAGTCGTGACCGCAGTCAGCAGACAGAGGTAGGACCATCAGAGATTGGTGGCTGTAAGCGCAAGGTCTGGTACAGACTGAACGCACAGCCACATACCAATGACAATCAATCTAAGTTGGCTGCCATTATGGGTACTGCTATCCACGCAGCTATCGAAGAGGCTATCGGCGCACTTGATCCTGAAGGCAAAGAATACTTGGTTGAAACTGAGGTTGCCTACGGTGATATGAAAGCGCACGTGGACTTATTCGTACCTAGTACTGGTGCTGTCATTGACTGGAAGACTTCTAAGATTAAGAACCTTTCATACTTCCCATCAAAGCAACAGCGTTGGCAGGTGCAGGTCTATGGCTACCTACTAGCCAAGAATGGCTATGACGTTAAGACAGTTAACCTTGTAGCAATAGCACGTGATGGTGCTGAGAAGGATGTCAAGGTACATACAGAACCTTATGATGAATCGATTGCACTAGAAGCCTTTGAATGGCTTGCTAATGTCAAGGCATCAACCACCTTGCCGGAGCCAGAGAAGGATGCTAGTTTCTGCAAGGACTACTGCCAGTACTACGATGCAACAGAAGAGATGGGTTGCGGTGGTCTAAAGAAAGAACGTATCGTCCTTAGTGAAGTCGTGATTGAGGACGAAGAAGTTGACAGGCACGCACTGCACTACTTACAGTTAGATAGCAAAATCAAAGAGCTTGAAAAAGAACGCGAGACTTTGAAAGCATCTTTAGAAGGTTCAACTGGTACTACAAGAAGCGGTGTAGAAATCAGTTGGACAACAGTCAAAGGTCGTGAGACAGTTGATGCAAAAGAAGTTGAGAAACTTCTAGGGTTTGTACCAAAGATTATTGGTAACGAATCTGTAAGACTAAACATCAAATCAAGTGGAGGAAAGTAAATGGCTGCAAACGAAAACACAAAGTTCCAGATCAACTACAAGTTGTCTGACGGAACTCTTATCAACCTTTATGCTGCAGATGTAAAGGACCTAGAGACAGGTCTAGTTGACCTATCAATGGTGGCACAGTTGATTAAGTCAACAGCTGCTGACCTTGGTGGTAGCAACGCTACAGCTGCTGCAGTACAGAACATCCAGGCAGCATTCAACGCAACACCAGTAGCAGTAACCAGTACTGGTCAGGATGCAGCAACTGCAACCAAGATGTGTAAGCACGGCGCAATGTCGTACAAGAGCGGTACCTCAGCGAAGGGTCCTTGGCAGGGCTATATGTGTCCATCGCCAAAGGGCGCACCAGATAAATGCGAGACTATCTGGGTTCGTTAATGTATGCGCGAGCCAAGGTTCTACGAGAACCCTGCCTGCGCTGAAGTAGGAGGTGACTTTTGGTTTCCGGAAAAAGCCGACGGGTCAATGAATACTGTAGAGATGGTGATGGCAAAGTCTATTTGCCATACCTGTCCACACAAAGCTGAATGTGCAGAGTGGGGAATCAATAAAGAAGTACACGGAATCTGGGGTGGTTTAGCTCCACGAGAACGTGAATACATTAGACGAGACAATAAAATAAAACTGAGGGAGGAAGACGTTGCTTGATCTACAACGTGCGTGGGGAACTGTCCTCACCAAAGCAACGCCTCTTCCTGATGTATGGACTGCGCTCGCAGAGAAGCAGATTAAGTTCCGTAGGGGACAGGTCTGTATGGTTGCAGCAGCACCTAACGCTGGTAAGTCTATGTTCGCACTCATCTATGCAGTAAAGGCACAAGTACCTACGCTATTCTTCTCAGCAGATACTGATACCACTACTGTAATGATGAGAGCAGCAGCCCACGCAAGTGGGCATAACCAAGTAAATGTTGAGCAGAATCTATCTTCTGACAATCACTACTACGACAAGCACTTCGATAAGTTAAAACATATCAAGTGGGTCTTTGACTCTAGTCCGTCACTCGATGATATCGAGTTAGAGATTAAGGCATACGTAGAGTTGTACGGCCAAGCCCCTGAGTTGATCATCATAGATAACCTTATGAATGTAGCTGCAGAGACAGACAACGAATGGGCTGGGCTTCGTGCAATTATGATGGAGCTTCACGATATGGCACGTAAGACTGAAGCCTGTGTACTGGTACTGCACCACGTCTCTGAGCAATCAGAGTACGGCAGTCCAACTGCGCCACCTGCACGCCGTGCTATTCACGGCAAGGTAAGCCAGTTACCAGCGTTGATACTTACTCTTGGGTATGACCCAACCACTGGTGAGTTGAAGGTAGCAGCGGTGAAGAACCGCTTTGGTCCACACGCAGCTGATGGCAAGGACTATGCGATACTGCTAGTGAACTATGGTTCCTGTCAGATATCAGATAAGAATGCTTACGGGGCAATGTTCGCACACGATGCAAGACACGGATACACTGGTAACTACATACCAGAAGATGAGTACGGAAATGAGATAGCGGTCTAATGGCTAACACAGAGATTCAATACTTAAAGAATGAAATCAAGCAGCTCAAGTCTGATATGACTAACCTGCTTATGGTTTTGATTGACCTTAAGATTCTTAAAGTTAAGTTAGATGAGAACGGTAACGCTGTCTACGATACCGGTAAAGATGAGTAGTCCGAAGTACAACAAGGCTAAGGGTGCAGCCTTCGAGATCGATGTAATGAAATGGTTTCGAGGACTGGGTGTACTAGCTGAGCGCTTACGTCTAGCGGGTAAAGATGACGAAGGTGATTTAGTATGTGTTGTCGCGGGAAAGACGTACATACTAGAACTCAAGAACACGGCAAGACTAGACTTGCCGGAGTTCTGGAGGCAGGCAGAAGTTGAGGCGCTTAACTACGCTAAGGCTCGTGGTATTGGGGAAGTGCCACTGCATTATGTTGTAGTTAAGCGTCGCAACGCTGGCATAGATAAGGCTTGGGTGGTCCAGGACTTAACACAATGGTTAAAGGAGAAACAGTAATGCCAACACCAGGCGGAGAAATTACAAGTACTGAAACGTGGGGACAGAATGGCAACGACAATCAGGCCGTTGAAGAAGCGACGCAAGAGAGCGTCAGTGAAGAAGCCAATGCCACAGAGTCAGAGGTGGTCGAAGGTGGAAGTGAGACAGAAGAATGAAGAAAAGTCTATGGAAACTAAAGTTTAGTAGCGTACAAGTATCTAGGTTAGAGCCACTGTGGAAGCAGATTCTATGGGTAGATTTCTACGAGTGGGATGAAACTCCATATGGTATGACCATTAGAATCCTAGGAATCAACTTTGATTTTGTTGTCGGGAAATGGCTTGACTAATGATTTGCCAACCTTGTATAGATGCAGGCGAATACAATCGTTTGGATCAGATTAAACTCAGCAAAGCACATCACGAACAATGCGAGGGGTGCGTATGCCAGCACAAGACTGGTCCAGGGTACGTAAGGCGGGAAAGTTCAAAGGCAAAGTAGATGCCAACGATATCCCGATAGATGCCATCGTCAGGTTCTTTGGCGGTGAAGTAAGAGAAGGTAAGTCAGCTGCTGTACGGTGCTGCTTGCATAGTGACAGTAGACGATCTGCTGTAATGAATACGTACGATAACTTGTACTACTGCCATACCTGCGGTAAGGGTGGTAATGCAGCGAACCTAGTGTGCATACTAGAGAACTTGGAGTTTAACGATGGCCTCAAACGTGCAGTCGAAATTGCAGCTGGAAGCGGCGCAGCGATACGCACAACAAATAAGTCCGGAGGCTCTCGTCGCTCTCTCAGAACGTGGGATATCTGAGGAGATAGCTGCGCTCTATATGCTCGGTAGTGTGACTGATCCTATGAATGGTCACGAGATGCACGATGGGTGGATATCCATTCCATACATCACTGCAATGAACCACTGCGTAGGCTTCAAGTTTCGTAGACTAGATGATGGTAAGCCCAAGTACGGTAGCCCTACAGGACAGAAGGCTCATCTCTATAACGTAGTAGATACCACTATCTTGAGTAAGCACATCGTGGTTTGCGAAGGTGAACTAGATACAGTCATAGTCTCAGGAGTACTGGGTATCCCAGCAGTGGGTGTACCTGGAGTGCAGGCTTGGAAGCCACACTTTGCTAAGTTGCTCAACGGTTATGACAGTGTCTTCATCGTAGGAGATAACGACGTGAAGGAAGATGGCACCAACCCAGGAGCTGAGTTTTCTAAGCGCGTGGCATCCGAGGTTCTTAACGGAACTATTGTTACACTTCCTCCTAATATGGACATCAATGACTACTACTTAGCCTATGGAGCGGAAGCGACAAAGACTTTGCTGGTAGGTGAGGCGATTGGATAAGAGTGATTGGCAACAGATGATACAGACTTTGCATACTATGGGCTTTCACATCTTGCAGATCAACGAAGAAGAGGAGACGCTACTAATATGTCCAACCCGAATCCGCTCGTAGACCACTTAGCAGTTACTGGATACCGCGCTAGCGGCGTATCTACTGAAGACCTTACATCTTTCATTGAATCCTTTGCATCGTTGCGTGCTTCACGTGTACGTGGAGTGGGAGCAGACCAGTATGCGATAGCACAAGGGCAGAAGTTCGAGTCTTTTACTGTGGCAGATACCATCAGAGAGTTGGTTGAAGAGTTGGCGGATGCTAGTAATTACATAGACTTCCTTGCTATTAAGTTACTTAACTTACAACACA